CGCTGGTTAACTCGCTGTCCATCAGCGCGCCAGCAGCGGTCACATTGGTTGCGTCAGTTACATCAGCGCCAGCTTCGATACCATCCAGCTTGGTTCCGTCAGTTGCAATGTCACGGCCATCGACCGTGCCTGTAACTGTTACGTTACCAGAAACATTTATATCTCCATTAGCGGTGGTGTTTGCCTCAAGAGTAATATTTTTATTAGCGTCCCATAAAAAAGGTAGACTTTGTTCTTTACCTTTACCTTGATCGCCAGATCTTGCAGTAAGTAATGAAATAAAAGAAAGTTTTAAATCATTGGAATCGTTTCTTTCAATAGTTAATCTTAAATAACTATTACCGCTGTATGAAGGTAGGTGGAAATAATTTAATCTAGCACTTGTTGTTATATTATTACTAGCATGTAATTCAGTCCAAGAAGAACCATCCGTGCTAGTTTCAACTATAACATTTTTATCAGCGGCTGGATTAGTATATGTGAATCCAATAACTAACCATTCTGGATCGGCCCATTGAGTTCCAACCCATTGCCACCTAACTGCTCCAATGTCAGAACCAGTAGCAAGTGTTATAATTTGGTTTTCTTTTTGTGCAAACAATTCTAAATCAACAGAGGCACTCACCCATGTTGTATTTGCAGAATAATAAGTTTCATATGTTGTAGTATAATTTCTATCAAAGGCCAAAAGGTCATGCCACATTAAAGCGCCAAATGGTGCAGCAGTTACGGCGTCTACACCTCTTGGATCAACTGATAAAGAGTTATTTGTTGTATATCTTAATAATGTGGGATTATTAATATAATCTGTTGCGTCTGACCTTAAAAATTGCGAACTATCTAAAGAATCTAGAGTATTGGCATTAACACCAAGGTTATCAACAAAACTCTTTGTGACCCGTGCATCAATTGCAGAGTTTGCACGAGCGACTGTATAATAAAGATTATCACCCTCATTAATTATAGTTGTATTAGCAGTTCTATTTTCCCAACGCCCATCAACATTGTCGTAGACTAAGAACTGATTATTAGTAGCGGATGCAATTTCTACATCGTGCAAATCTGATATTCTAAACCCAGGATTTGCACGAACCATCATAGTCCCTGGATCAGTGTTACTAATAACAAACGCTGTATCTATTTTTAAATTAGGAGCCTCTGGTTCTGTTGTAGTAAATCCTCCTGCAGTACTCGGATCTAACCAAAGAACATCACCCTCGTCATAGGCTGTTAGGTCTATACCTCGAATTTTACCAAAATGCGTTACTTTACCATCACCACCATTAACTATTTCTTCAGTAGTAACACCCAAATAAAATCTTGAAGCAACTGAACCGTTTGCAACCATTGGCGCTACTGTAATTCTTCCAGAAACCCCTAGAGTTCCGGTAGCCATAACAGCTGTACCATCAGGAATTGTATCACCTGTCTGGTTCTTTACATGGTAATAGATTTCTTGGCCAACCTGAAGGGTCGCACCATTTTGAACAATGTCGATTGTTTCTTCATCAGTATTCCAAGTAATGGTTCCTTGCGTTCCACTACCACCAAGAATCTGTAGGGTGTCAACTGTAATTACGTTAGCGTCTAGAGTCGAGTTACTGATAACATTAGCTGAAAATGTTATAACTCCAGTGGCTGTATCATCAGCATCGCTACGTAGGAATTGAGATGAAGTAAGACCGCCAAGATAAGAAGCGTTATTAGCATCTAGAGTTTCAATATAAGTTGCATTTACAAATAAACCAGAAGCATTTGCAACGATGCCAGTATTAGGATTTACGCTAATAGTCCCTGTTGTATCAATTGGACCACCAGTTAGCCCAACACCAGTGTTGACTTGCGTAACAGTCCCACCGCCACCACCGGAGACGGCTGACCAGTAAACATTAGAACCGTTTGTTGTAAGAACTTGGCCCGCTGCGCCTGTGCCACCATTGGCTGATATAGCGTTTACAGTGAGAGTTCCAGTTACTTGTGCGTTGGTGTTATTAGCACCAATTTCAAATATAACTGATCCATTTGTTGAATACAGAATCCCGTCAGCCATGTTTAAGGCTAATTCGCCTGCATTGGGGAGAGTTGACGTGTTCGCAGCACGACCAGAAACGCTAGTGCGTTTGATTTGAATTAAATTATTAGCCATTTGGCCTCCAAATCAACCGTTATATAACGGGGTTTAAAAATTATCTTCAGAAGTATCTACTTCTTTGGTCTTTCTTCTTTTATTTATATTTTCTTGTTTCTTCTTATACTCTTCGTATTCAGATTTGAGAGATTCAATTTCTTTTTGAAGGTTTTGATTAATTTGTTCAGTATATTTTAATTGTGTTTCAAGGAGGATGCGAGTCTTCACACCCTCCCCTACTTCATTTAACAATCGTTCAATATAAATGTTGACTAATTCTGTATTCATAGTATAATTACTTTGTAGTTAATGATAAAGATTAGAACGTTCCACCATCTAAGCTATCGTAAACAAGAGCAGTACCATTAGACTGTAGGACTAAACCATCTGCACCAACTGAAGCAAGTCCAGTACCGCCAGAGCTGATGCCAAGAGCGCTTGATAGAGTTAGAGTGTTGGCAACTAGAGCGACAGAAACAGTAGAGTTAGCTGTGATATTAGTTACTGTAGAATTAGATACAAGTGCACCTGAATTTAGGTAAGCTTCAAGAGTGCCGATAGTATAACCACCACCAGCTGTATCAACAGTAGTAGTTGGCTCAGAAGTTAGACCAGTGAATAGTTTATAGACACCGGAGTCGTTTTGGTCGCGGAAGAAACCAGTATACTTCTCAGTACCATCGTTATATGTACCGTAGAAACCAATATCTAGTGTATCACCACCGTTACTTCTGGCAAGTTCAATGATAGAGTCATTAACAGAAAGGTTTTGAGTGTCAATGGTAGTTAGGGTACCGTTAACATCAAGATTTCCTGAAAGCGTTAGATCAGTGATAGATAGATTGGTGTTAACGTGAACGCCAGTGGAGTTAACAGTAAGAGTAGAACCACCGTCGACAGCAACTGCATCAGCTGAAACAGAGACACCGTTACCAGCGCCAACCGCTAGTGTAGGAGTTGAACCTTCACCAGTTCCAGAACCAGTAAGACCATCACCACCTGAAACAGTCGCAACATAGTTACCTGAAGTCTGAGTTCCTAGCGTAACATCACCAGTTAGCTGAGAAGTGGCGATTGATAGTGTAGAATCGTCAACGAACAGACCAGAGCTGTTAGCGATAAGCGTAGAATCACCGCCAACTTCAACGTGAGTACCAGTCGAATTGGCAGTAATACCATTACCTGGATTTACCGCAACATCATCAGAGTTTACAGTAACACCAACTCCGGCTCCAACATCAAAGGTTCTGGAAGTAGTGATATCACCACCGCCAGTTAAACCTGAACCAGCAGTTAAAGAAACTCCTGAGTGGTCAATATGCTCGTTAGCAACGAAATTTAGAAGCGCGTCGTGATCAATATCTGCTGTTCCGGCAGCTGTTAGACGACCTTGCTGGTCAACGGTAAAGGTTGCTACAGTGTTCGCATCGCCATATGAACCTGGAGATACAGCTGTGTCATCAAGGTCAATGTCAACTTGGTCGTTTGTTATAGCTGTTGTGATACCAGTGTTACCAGCAAAGTTTAAAGTTCCGCCAGTACTAAATGTATCAGAACCTGAATCGCCTGTAATAGTAAAACTACTCGAAGATGGAGCGGCCCAGTAAATTCCAGTGCTGTTAGAAGTAAGAATATTACCTGCTGAACCTAAGCTTCCATTAGCAGTAATAGCGCCAATATCAGCATTTGAGGTGATAATTTTATCAATACCGCTGCTTGAGTTCGCAACGAGTGCTTGATTGGCAGTAAGTGTTCCTGGGTTTCTCTGTCCAGCGATAGGAACTACAGAGCTTTCTGATCCAATGAATAATACATTACCATTGGAAGTATATGCTAATTCGCCGTTCGCTAGAGAAGCTGGAACGGCTGTAGTAGTAGATCTTTTAATCTGAATAAGGTTAGCCATGATGGATCCTTTTTTTTTATCTATTTATAATATCAAAAAGTTCCACCGTCTAAGTCTATCTGTTTCACTACATAGGTATCAGTTTCTGAATCGTAAACTAATGTTGCATTTTCTTGTTCACCTGTCGCATTGACATCAACGAGGGAATCTAATCTGGTAATACCGCCAACACTGCCAGTTGAGCTTTTAAGTGTAACTGGTGTCCTGGTGTCTAAAATTCCTGCAGTTGCATTCGAAGAAACTTGAATCGTTCTTGGTCTTGCAACTATTACATTTACCATTTTTATCTCGTTACGTTTGGTGTTACTGTAACAATACCTTCGACAATTCTAGTTATAGAAGCGCCATCATTAATTTCTACATCATAAACGTATCTACCAGCAACTAAGTTTGCAGTTTGATCAGAAGTTAAAGAAAGCGTAACAACGCTAGACGTAGTATTTATAGAAGTCGCGAATGTAGCTGCAGCGTTGGTAGAAGTATACCATTTTCTTATTTGGGAATTGGCATTATAACCACCTAATAGGATACCATCTCCGTTCTCATCAAGCAATGTGAGGTCAGCGCTGAAAGTAGCGCCCTGATCTATTACCAGATTAGCTTTAGTTGCCATTAGAGTCTAATCCTTGTAAACGAGATATTAGTATTAGTTGAGGTTGGAGTAACTTTTAAAACAACATTAGCACCAATTACATTAGCAGAAAAAGTTGCCAGAAGAGTATTCGACGTAATGATACCGTATTCAGTTGTATAAGCATTACCTGAAGCAGCACTATTTCCTGAATGTAGAGTTAATATCTTAGAAAGTTGGTATCCATTAGCGCTATTATCTTCAATATGAATAGAATATTCTGCAGCCCTGATTGTAGAAGCATCAAATTCATCTAATGTCTGAGCCGAAGTCCCTGAAGTTTCTAGATTACCAGTTGAAATAGGACCAGTTGCTAAAGCCCAAGAACCATTAGCATTTAGATAGTATTCACCAGAAGAAATTTGAGCAGAACTAGGAGTTCCGAAAGTCGTGTTTACAGTGGAGTTACCGACCTTAACAATATTAGCATAAAAATTATCAGAAACAGCGGCATTACCAGTTGCTGTATTCGAATCAGTCGTTACGACATAATTCGTCATCGCGTCAGCCAGTTCATTAGTCCTATTAACCCAATACTCAAAGGTATTAGTATTTGAAGTATTTGCAACTGTTATCGTCATTATAGTTTCTCTACTATTTGAGTTAATAAGGATTTAATTTCAGACATATCTTTTTTCATATCATCAACTTCTTCTCTCAAATTATATATCTCATTATTTTTCTTCTTCATTTTCTTATATACTTCCAGGTAACCGTTATCCTTATTTAATAAGGCATTATTATTGGTATACCTGAAAATTCCTTCAACTTCAGTTTTTATAAGCGTCATATTATCCTCAGAGTTGCAGCGCGATAGCTCTTAAATCACCAACTCTTGGTGGTTTTGCGCTGTCAGTTCCCATCAATCCAACCTTTACGGAGTATTGCTTAAACCCTTCATAAACCTCGCCACCAATTGTGTGAGTTGTAATTTCAGAATTAGCTCTAAATTCTGTAATGTTAATTTGAGACCCACCTGCAGTTTCTTTTAGAGTAATCGCCGTGCTATTAACAGTATCAACGAAATAGTACGTATTCGCTGTTAGCGGAGCGATAGGAGTTTCTTCTGGAGGAACTGCATAGAAGACTTGCTGGTTCGCACTAAAGATTGTATCTGCGTCTGTTATATAGATCGAATTGGCAGCAGCGCCCACACCCTCAGCAGCTGTTGAGTTTTTGATATATTGAATTACACCATTACCGTTTTTATAATTTGTAGGTACAGTGTAATCTAATTCTCTAAAGTCAAACTTGTTAGCATCAGAAGAGAATACAGTGTTAGAATAACTCATCTCAATCCAAGAGTTTCTATTAAACACCTCACCATCTTCATCGTTTCTGATTTTCATCCAAACCTTAACATCACTATTAACAGGCTTATATGCAGTTAGTTTTACAAGTAGATCTTCAGCATCTTGACCGTCAGCCAGAATTACAGGCTTAGAAATATACTTGTTTATAAGATTACCACCAGAAGCAGCATTTTCGCCAGTTGTATCATTATTAAGGCGGTTAAATACAGTTAATGACTGGAATCTACTGATATCAATTACGGGCGAATTATATTCAGAAGTTGTTGAGAAATTGACCCTTACTTGAGTGGTTGAGTTATTTCCAGAAGCTCCAAAGGTATCTATTTCATCAACCCTCGATAGTATAGCGCATTCTACAGGGAAGTCTGAATACGCATCTGGAGTTCCTGGAATATAATCAGTATAAGCATTTGCAGAAACATCCCAACCCCTTTTCTCAAAACTTATAGAATTCTTATTAAATTTAATATGATAAGGTTTTAATGTGGTTGTCGAATAATCAAACGTGTCGAAGGTATCAACCGCTCCAGTGTTCGAAGTGCTGGAACCTTTAATCTGCGCATTGGCAAAAAATAGACCGTTTGAATCGTCAATTACCATAACATTATTAGAAGTGTTATAGTATCTAAGTTTACCAATACCATATTCTAGAAGCGTAAACGTTCCTGAAATACCTTTATCACCGCTGCCAGAATTTGCTACACTGTAAGCCTCGTCTTCAGTAAATCCGAAAGCGTCAGTGTAATATTTCGAACCGTCAATTGCAATAACATTACCAGTTACTGTAGAAGTAGTCCCAGTAATCTTATCTCCAACAATTACTGTATTAGCGCCTGCAGAAGTGGATGACAGTGAAAGAGTTTCAGAAGATCTAATAGTTTCACCCTGTTTCCTGAAAGGATCAGAACCATCTTGTAGATTAATAAATTCAGTTGGTCTATTTCCAAGGATAACAGAACCAGAGCCAGCAGTGAATTGTGCACGGTTAAATCTAATTTTTAGATCAACATCAGGAACAATATCATAATTCAAGTTATTATTTGTAGTAAACAGAGTTCCAGTAAGTTGGCGCGCAGTAACCTGATTTCCTGTCAGAACATCAGTTTCCCCAAGTCTAGAAACCCAGAAGTAGTAATCGGGATTTAGACCTTCAGTGTGAATAACAAAGGCGTATTGAGTATCATTCTGCAAGAATACAGGAGTTGGGAATGTAACAGTGGTCTTATTAGATTCTTCAGTCCCCGAAGCCCCGTCCCATAATGTTACTTCGTCATTTTCTAACCAAACTTCAGAATATGGGACCTGAGTCCTAGTAATACCACCAGCCGAATTCATTTCTCTAATTTCAAACCAAACTCCAAGAGTTGGGTGTTTCTGGTCAACCCAAATGTCAGCAGAAGTAAGGAAAATGCCATCCTCACCAGTTGGAACGTCAACCTTAAAGCTATAAGCCATACAAGATGGACCCATAACTTTAGTTTTGGTCTTGCCCGGATTAGTTTCGATTACTTCTTCAGAATCAATAACTGCAACTTTGGTAGAAATAATTGTATTCTGTTTATTCACAGAAAGGCCACTTGCTACAAAATAATTCTTAGCATAAGTTGTGGCATCAATTGCATTAGTCAGCGAATCTGTGATAATAATTTCTTTAGTACCAGTCCTAAAGCGTTTGCCAGTTTCTGGTAACCTAAGATAACCAATTACCTCACCAAACTCATTCGCTCTCCAAGTTGAACCTTCGGCCCCAGTTGTTAGCTGGTCAGGATCAATTCCTGAAGCGTAAATCGAATCGTTATCTAGGAGGAACCAAGTTGGTACTCCAGAATCAGGAATAGTAATTGGTGTTAAGTAATCACTCATGTCTTCACCATCAAAGAACACATAGAATTTAGTATTTGGTTTTAAACCACGTGCATGAAGTTTGATAGTCTGAGGTCTAATGTATGGCTTTACGCTAACATCAGTAACAAAATTTCCAAATTCTTCTAATTGGGTTTCATTAGTAACGTTCGTCTGTATACCTGATCTAGTATCAGAATAAACAGTCTCAATAAGGTATCTGTATGTACCAGATTTAGCTGGATCGTTCTTTTTACCAGCAGCTTTAGCTTCTGCAAGGGTCGCAAAAGTTCCAATAAAATATTCATCTCTTGGCACACCTGAACGGTCGCCTGTTTTTCTATCGTAAACATTATACCCAACAACATTAGTTTCCCAAGAACCCCATTCAGTTTGAATAGTATTTGATGCAGGAATGTCATTACCAAATTCAACAGTTTTGTCTACCGTGTTAACATCACACCAGTTATCAGTTTCTGGATTTAATTCTATAGTACCAATATATCTGAATACTGACTGTTCGATATTACGAATAGTTGTAACATTTTCATTTTCAAGTAAAGTTGTTTCTGAATAAGGTCTAGTAATAATATTACCAGTTTGTTGATAACCGCTTGAAAGATCAGCTTCAATTCTATATTTGAAAGCATCAACATCAAAGAATGGTCGAATAACCTGTTCAACCTTATCAACAGCAACACTATAGTCGCTGTTAAGTGTATCGCCTAGAGAGTGATCTAAAAATCCATCAACGAAGAAACCGTTCTTAAATCTATCTAGTCCATTTTCGTCCGGGACAGTAAGGTCAACAACGCTTTTTTCTAATAGGTTTAGAGCATTATAATATTCAAGCGTATCAATTCTTTGTTTTAGAGTTCCAATTTCCCTCATAGTATAACGGGGAGTTGCAACCTTTCTAGTTAAACATCCAATTTCTCTCTTATCAATTTGTCTTGCAAGAGTTTCTGAAATTGAAGGATATGGCGGAATAAACACGCGAGCCAAGCTCATTACATTATCATTACCCTTCGGGGAAACTGGTGAAACAGAAGGCTCGCCTTGAATTATGCCAATATTACCCTGCCTATCAACAGTTACCAAATCCCTTCTAGCAAGATAGAAAGAATAATCAGCACCAATTTCTGTGTCAGGCGCGGCAATTCTTAGACCATCAGTGTCAACATCAAGCGTATCAGTAGTTGCAGGGTCAGTTGTTGCACTGGCAATGAGCTGAGTAGAAACTGAAGTATTAGCTTTATACGGTCTGAAGTCTAGAACATCTCTCAGATTATATTTTACACCAGAAGTTGAAAGATATTCTGGAATTTCGTAAGTAAATATAGTTGTATTTGACGCTGCAGCATCATTAATCGGGTAAGAATCGACAGAGAAATAACCGAAACCTTGAGAATCATCTTTCTCAAAATGATCATACTCAATTAGTAGATGTTTATTAGTTAAGTCAAGGCTACCAGTATGAATAATCTTAGCATGATCGTAGAAGTTATCACGCTGACCATTATCAAGGATAAACGAAGATGTTACATTAGAACCCTCAGAACCCGTTGAGAATGTGCTAGAATGCATTCTAATAGAACGAATTTTATAAACATCAGAAACGCCTAGATTATAAGGGCCAACACTATTCGCAGCATTGTTAGAAGTGTCAATTTTAACAAAACGGTTTGCTCTTAATCTTTTATCCATTTCAATAGATGTAGTGCGATTTACGCGATATGTTAATCTAGTGCTTATAGCAGAAACGCTTACATTTGAAGTATCTTCTTTAAGATCAATCGTAAGGACTCCAGAAGAAACGTTAGCAGTTCTAGTAACGCCAGATGATCCATTAGCAGTAAGATCAATTACATCACCAGATCTAATCGCTTTATAGAAAACGTTAGAGGTAACAGTCCCAGTTGTAACATTAGAAGATAGAGATAAGCTTGTATTACTTGTAATGCTATTGATGTAATATTCTTCACTATTAAAGAGAATTCTATCACCAGAAGAAAGTTTATCGAATTCGGTAGCTACACCAGTAACCGCAAAATCGTTATTAGAAACGCTAACAGTTCCAGGGAGTTCTATGTCGCTGTCAGTATTAATTGATAAAATAAGTTGTCTTTTTTCTGAAGTAGAAAGAGAACCTTCAGAATAAGAAAGACTCTCCCCGACTGTAGAAACTGTAGTTGTTAGAGCTGAAGACTGAAGAATATTAGCAGTTAAAGTTTCGGTTCTATTAAATTCGAAACTTGTATCAGAAGAACCTGTATTACTTCTAATAGTTCTGGTAGAATTAGAGCCTAATGGGAAAATCAGAACATTTTGATTATTTTCTTGTAGAACTGCTTTGGAATTAGTGAGAATAACATCAGCAAAGAAACGGTTTGGAGCGGAGCCATTATAGATCGCTCTAATGTCTGAAATGGTTTTACCAGCATTCATGTTAAAGTCGAATAGATAAGCGCGCATGGTACCGTCACCAAGACCAAGAGTGCCCGACTCATATACTAACGCCTTTACCCTAGCTTCACCGATTTTATTACCAGTAGCAGCTGTTGAGTTAGGAATGTTACTTGTTACCCTAGTTTCGGCTGCATCATAAAGATCAACTATAATCCCAGTATCATGTGCAACAGAACCTACGATTTCTTTTACAAGTAAGTAACCGCCTGTTCTAGCATTAACCTTTTGGTTATTAACGTATTCAAAAGTAGTTGCTTTATCCGTTTCAATGTGCTCAGTAACGAGCTTATTAATCTCATAACCCTTTACATAACCAAGCCCAGGTTCAACGTCAATTGAAAGTTTGTTCGTATCACCACCATTATTTGTTGTATAAAGACCCTCGTTAACACCAGTATCTAGATGTTCTCTAGTTCTAACGTCAAACCCTCTTACAATATAATCACCTGATTCGTCAAAAGTTCTTTTAGCGATTTCATCATAAAATCTAGCATATTCAGTTCTTTCCTTTTTAGTCTCAATATTACCATCTTTAATATCAATGAAAGGAATGAAGTTAGGATTGTCATAACCAGCTTTGTAGGCAAGTTTAGTTAGATCAGTGGCAATTTTGTAACGATGAGCACCTGGAGCATTTTCATTAGTTGAACCTAGAGCGTTGTCAAGTAGAGTTGAATCTGATAGATCAGTTAAAAAAGACTCAGTGACACTAAGGCCAACAGTAGCACTTGGAGTGGTACTGTAATATTCTAAGATTACAGTATCAGCAGGGAAAGCTACGAAATAACCTCTAGAAAATACAACGCCAGCTTGCACCCCAAAAGTTGAACCAACGCCAGTAGCTGAAGCAGTGGCCACTGTAAATGTTAGAGTAGCGTCATCACTCGCTGACACAACTTCTTCATTTAAAAAGACAGTTGTAGTTTCAGAAGCAGTGATATATCTTAACATAAAGACATAATTATTTGTATCGGTGTCCAACTCAACTGCTTTGACATAAGCCTGGAGTCCAGAAGTTCCACCAACAACTGTTTTACCTACAAATTCTTGGAGGCGTGTAGGAGCTGATACAGTAGGAGCCTTTACATAAGGAACATCATCTTCATAATCAAAACCGCCACCAACTACTATAGTGCCTTCTTTAAAGATATGAGAACCAAATCTTTCAATCTGTTTCTGTAATGTAGTTTGTAACTGGTTAAGTTCCCGTGCTTGAACAGCGACTGAAGGGCGAAACAGGATTTTATAATAGCCCTTATTTTCGTCGAAGTCGTCAAAATACGGAGGAACGTTAAAATCTGCCATAAGTGTACCTGTTAATTAGATTTCTATTATCAATTTATAAGACTCGGTTTGCGTATTCGAGCGATTGATATTATTTATATTTTCAACATAGATTGGTTTTAAATCTTTTGTGTAAATGTCAGGTGTTGTTTGTATTGCAATTGTGGTCAAGTTAGTACCAGCTGTATTGGCTACATACTCTCCATCAATAAAAGTCTGATCGCAAGTTATATAAGCTTGAGAAGAATTTGAGAAAACAACAACGCCTCTAGAGCCACTATTTGCGCCAATTATAGTCTCACCCTTTGTAAAGGTGTATGATGGGCTAACATTAACAACGTAGAGATTATCAAAAGTGGCCGTGTTATAGATAGAACCCTTGGATGCAGATCCATCAGCTGTGTTAGAAACTAAAGTATAAGGGTTTTTAACCATACCTATTTTATTATATACGATATTAGCTGTCGGTATAGTATTTGATTCATTATTTGCAAAATCAAATGAAACTGCAAGACCCTTAACATTGAGTTCAGAAGGTGCATCAAACCCATGCCCACCCGGAGGGGGTACAATTGCATAAACGTTAGCACCAGAACCATAACCCGCTTGTATTGAAACATTAGCCCAAGAAATATTTGACCCTGAATTTAACATAACGATTTCTGAAATAGAATAATTAGAAGTATTGACAACTGCATACGCGGATGGGTCGGAATCACCATCACTTTCAAAAATAACTGCAGGGCTGATTAGATATTTCGTTAGACCAGGGATTATTAATGAGGTGTTTACAGAACTATCAGTAACAATAAATTTTTCACCTTTAGAATTAACAAAATAGTCTGATACAATTTTTAATTGGGAAGTCGTTTCTAAAGTGTTATAAATATATATTGCGCTATTGACATAAAAGTTATCAGAATCTGACGCATCATCTGCAATCTGAATAATATTCGTATTTGGATTTGATTGAACGATGTCTGTATTTGGGTTGTTTCTATAAGCAGTATATCCAGAACCTGCATTAGAAATCATAACAACATCTACACCAGAGTAGTTCTGTGATGAAGCTGATATGGTTGCATCTGTGTATACAGGGGCGTAATCATCTGAAGAGAATTTCTCATAATTCGCTGCAGAAATTGTAGAAATATATCTCCACTTATAACCATCGTCTGTTGTAAATGTAGAAGGTTGAGTAGGAGTTCCTATAGAACTTGGGTCAATTGTTGAAGCTGAACCATTCGCATTATCAATACACTTATAGATATAATACAACCCGCCAGTAATACTCGGTTCTGTAATTGCATAAAAAATATTATTACTATAAACAGTATTTGATGTATTATCATACATTCCGTAAACCGTATTAGTAGTCCAGATATTTTTAGAAATTACAGGAACTACGTCATTACCGTTTATTTTTTTACCAAAAAGTATATTCCAATTAAACGTAAAAGTATTATCGTAATCATTATTTGATACTTCAGGCGCAGCCCCTTCGATCTCAATTGGATGAGAAGCAAACGCATAGTATTGTGAGGAGTTCGCTGTGATATTATCAACGAATTCTTCAACTAAAACTTTTCTGTAAGTAGGGAGAATTTTACCCATTATTAAACACCTATAGCCATAAATGAAACCGTAGAGGTTGTTTGGTTTGCAGTTCTAATCTCAGCAGCAGTATCAGTATAAGAAATAACTGCTGGGGCGTAAGTACCACCGACTGTATTAGAGGAAGCCAATACAACATAAGCGTTCGTAGAAAACGCATTACTAAACACAGCTTGGCCAGCAGTGCTGTTAGCGTCAACGGTTCCAAAATTCATCTTCAAACCGTTAGGTAAGTAAGTGTATCCATTAGCCGATATAGAAGAAGTGCCTAATGTGAGAGTATTTGATGATAAAGAAAGGGAACCTGTTGAAACCGAAGAAGAATTAACAGTAGTATTAACTGTGGAATTGCCAACTAGCAGACTATTTTTTGTTAAAGTGGTATTAGTTGTAGAATTAGAAAGTTGAACAGAAGTAGTTGAAATAGAACTATTAACTGTGGAATTACCTATAAACAGAGTGGTCGAGTTAGCAACCGTAGTGTTTGCCACAGTTAAAGCAGTTTTAGATAAAGAAGAATACGCAGTATTACTATTAACACTTAATTCGGTTGTATTGGCAACGACATTATCTGTTGTATTACCAGAAACTATACCGCTAGTTGTAATTGCGCTATTTACTGTACTATTACCAACCGTTACAGAAGTATCAATAACAGCATTCGAATATAACTCATTAAAATTGTCATTTATTTTATCGAAGGCGTCTCTAATCGGATCACCAGTGCCATCATTAGCGACTGTACCTATACCAACAGTTTGTTTAGCCAATTCTTTTCCCCTTATTAAACTTCATAAAAATAAGAATCTACAGTCACGTTATTAGCATCAGCAGTTGTCGTCGTTTCTGATGCATAAAGATATATTGTTGTATTAGAGCTAGTTGAAGAAGATTCAGCAACTAGGCTAGAATTACTAGATTCGCTCAAATATTTTAGATATCTACCAAATAATTCAGCACCAGCTACATGGAAAGTGTCATTAATAATTTCTTTGTATTTATCTAATGTTCTAGCAACTCTTATCTCGTAAGAATAATCTTGATAATAATAGCTGTCTTGAATATATTTATCCGCGCTTATAAAACCTCTTGTGGTATCCCAATAACCTCTACCTTTACCAATACCACTTTTGTTAATACGGGCTGTAATCTCACTTCCTGTATTAAACTCTTGTATTGACGCTTTTAAAGAAGCTCCTGATCCATTAGTCGATCTAATACGAACAACAGGAACTGACTCATAACCAGAACCACCATAAGTTACAGTTGTAGAAGTAATGCTACCATTACTATCAGTTGTAATGTACCCGTTAGCAATGACGCCTGGATTTCCACCAGCAAATACCAAGATTTCATTATTGGTATAATTCTGACCAGATTCAATTATGAGAATATTATTAGAAACACCGCCAGAAAGGTAAGCAGTAATCTCTTCACCTTGAACATATCCTTTACCTGAGTTAATCGCTTCAGCTGCTAAAACTGTATTATTACCTAAATTCGGCCGAGCAAATATAGTTTCATTCTCGCCTACAATTGGATCATAACTATTTACAGCTGTTTCATAACTAGCATATTGGGCTGGTAAAATAGTTGGAGCAGCCCTATATTTACCGTCAGAAGAATTAGCGGTTGGAGGTCCATATAATATAATACTGGTGCTGTTAGTAACTTCTTTAATGACTTGAAGTTCAATTGTAGAACTTAAAGACCCATTAGCCTGTAAAGCTACTACATCCCCGTTAGAGAATATTGAAGTAAAGATCGAGCCGTCGCCAGTTACAGTGTTTGAAGAGGTGTCATAAGAAACGTTACCCTGTAGTTGATCTGATAATAAAGTTGATCTCACAAACACGTTGGCTGAAAAGTCATAACCATTACCAGTTACTATGTTATCTAAAGTAAAGATAGAACCAAATGTGTTATTACTATAGCTGAATGTATCACCAATTGTTGAAACTAAATTGGCGTTTTCATCGGCAGGAAATCCGTAAGTAGCTTCATCTAATTGGAGATTAGAATAGTTACAAACTAGATCAGTGTTATAACCTAGAATACGGGAATTGGTCAAAGAACCAATGCTGAAAGAAGCGTCATCATCATCAGCTTCTTTGTCTTCATTTCTATAAACAAACGTAGCAGCGTTCGAAGTGTATCCAAACCCACCATCGTCAAGGTCAAATATCAAAGATCCAAAACCAATACCAAGTTCAGTCACTTTAAGAATGCCACCAATACCGAAAGAAATTACATCATTATTAGAGACATCTCTATGAACAATTTTAATAACGTCGCCGATATTATAATTTTGTCCACCATTAACAACCACAACATCATTAAGTGAACCTAGAACTGAAGGTGCAGCATTAATAGCATCAGTATCATCTATTTCATCAATTAAAACGATTTTCTCGCCAACTTCAAATTCTTTATTACCAGGTATAATATTGGTAATATAAATGACATTGATTACATCATTATTATAATTTTCTTTAACAAACTGTTCGACTGTAGCCGTAACTCTTGATGTTGCACCAATTACAGTTTTACCGACATAATCTGAAAGTCTGGCATTAGCAGAAACTTCAACGTATCTCGGCTCTATCCAAATACCATCAGACGCTCTTAGAATATCTCTACTTGGTAGATAAATCTCAACATCTTCATTATAAAGCAGTTTAAAAAGAAGTCTATAACACTGTATCGTCCCTTTAGAACGATACACGTCGAGAATATGTTTTAATAGAAATCTCTTGTTAGCAATAACCGAAAATGGAATACCATAAAGATATTTTTTCTGAAAAAACTCAAGAAACTTCTCGATAGTGTTATCAATGTCTCTATAATCAAGAAGTTCTCTAGCTTCTCTTACTGGACCGCCGAGACCATCAGTTTCATTACCCCAATCATCTTCCATCCACTCATAGTAAGCTTTTAAGAATAATATAAAATTTTC